CGTGAGCTAATCCACTTGCCGGATGGGTGCTGATGCTCGGGAACGTCCCGGATGATCATCGGGCACTTGATTTCTTCATGCTGGTCAATCTGGCGACGGTAGCCGGTCGCGGCGTTGTAGTGGCCGGGTTCCTCAAAACTGGCGTCCGGCGATGGCTGGGGGAACCGCTTTGCAAAATGCTCCTTCGATCCTACCCAGACATATGACGGGGCCTCATCTCGCTTGCGTCCGTCCTTGTGATACCACCCAGAGCCTTGGAACTTCGCGCCGTAGATGCCTTCGAACCGGTTGCCGAACGCGACGTGGTTCTCGATGCGGATACACCGTTCGGTCAATTCAGCACCTCTTCTAGCTGTGGCGGAAATGGCGAGCCTTGGACGTTGCCGACTTGCGAACGGGCCTGTTGGCTCTTGAGCTGGGCAACTTCGATTGAAGCTTGAGCCTTGAACTTATCGGCGTCGGCCTTGACCTTCACGGCTTCGCTCTTGGCGCTTTCCGCATCGGCTGCTTTCTGCTCAGCCTGTTGCTGGGCAGGGTCGGGCTGCTGTGCCTGTTGAGCTTGCTGCGCCATCTGACGGGCGGCGTCGATCATGCCGTCTAGTGCATCCTCAGCATCCTTGCCGAGTTTCGCCTTGCGGCACATGCCGGTAAATACCGTGGTCAGTGCAGGCATGAACTGCGGGGCAATCGGAGCCGCTGTCATCATCGCTTGAAGCATCGCACCAGCCGAGTTCGTAAACTGGGCCATCTGGCCCAAGTCTCGCTTCACGTCGGCGGCAATCGTGCTGTCCGTCTCAATGTCGATGATGTAATCCAGCATTGGGGATCGCAGGATTTTCGCGACCTCGTCACCCTCTTGGAACTGAATGTTGGTCATTGCGACCAGCGTTGAAACTTGGAACTTGCTACTCAGAATGTCAGCCAGCTTGCGGATGATGTTGCGGATGAACATCTGTACTTGGGCTTGCTCACGCCGAACGCGCTGGCTTCCCCATGTCGCCTTGATGTCTTGAGCGCCTAGGGTTTCGTTCGGGTTCGTCGCACCGCGCAAAATGTCAGATATGCCGGTCTGCTCAAAAATGGTCTGTTTGATCGCTTCGCGGTGCTTATACAGCGCGTCAAGAACGGCAACGATCCGCTCAATCGGCCACCACATGACGGCTTTTTCAAAGTTGGCACCGCCACCCTTTAAGAACTCGGACACGTCCTCAGCCGCGACGAACTCACCGTCTGACATATCCTTGAGGCGCGCGATGTCTGGCATTGCCGCGCCGTTCGCAACCCCTTTGACCTGCAACTGATTGGTAAGGGCCGTGATGCGCTTGGTGACACGCTCAAGCTCTTGCATGAGCGGCTTGCAGATTTCATAGGGGCAAATCGGGACCAGTGAGCCGACTTCTGATTGCTGGATCACTTCGCCGGGAAAGAAGTCCCGCAACTTTAGAGGATCAGGTTCAACCAACAGCGGCTGCGTCTTGTCTTGGTCCGAGATGAAGAAGCAAGACCGTGAAGCCTTGTCCCAAATCTCATAAACCTTGATCGTGTTGTAAACGCCGCGTGCTGGCTTGCCGTCCTTTGTTTCGGTGATGTCAGTCCGCTTGGTGCCAAACGAAAACTTCTTCATCCGCTCTTCAAGGGCAGCCTTGGGGTCTGCCACCGGCACCACTGGCACCACTGGCGCATTCGGATCATGCGTTGCCGTTGCAATCGAGCGCTCAACAAGGCGCTGGACCTCTTCGCGCTTTAGATCGTGCTCGTATGCCTCAAACGGCATTGCCGACCACGTATTGGCGGGGCCGCGAATGTATCGGTTGTAAGGGACGTTCTCAGGGTAGCACTCTTCATGGACCAATGGCGCGAAATGCTCACCCGTTGTCGGGTCCGTCTGCATGTTCTGCTGATCGTGAAACGGCTGATAGCGAACGCGAACAGCGCCGCGACCTGGGGTCTTGTGGCTACGGACGGCCTCAAGCATGATGTCGTCAAACGCGATCATGTCGAGTGTCGCGGTCAACGCACGCTCAAGCACTTGAGCTGCGATGCGCGATGGTTGACGGTCGTTAACGGGTGCAGCGCCTGGAACTGGCTGTTGCGCCGGTTGCGCGCCATTTAGCGCGTTCATCCGGTCAAGTTCAGCCTCGTCTTGGAAACGGCGGCGAATGTCAACCTTGGGCGTAGCCGAATACAGCGCCGGAACAATCGTCTCGATATTCGAGAAGAAAATGTTGAACGCGGTTTTTTCTTTGCCGTTGTAAATCTTGACGGCCTTCTCAGCCGACGTGCGCCAATCCTTTTCCTCTTCGCGCGCAAGCTCAATCTTCGACAGCCACAGCTCAACCTGTGTCTTGCCGGTGCCGAGTGCTTGCTCGTCGCTATCGATAGAGGCGTAGTCGTGGCTCAAGCGCTCAGAGTTCCTTTAAGCGGCGTTGCATTTTGATGATTTGGTCGATGTCCATAGACGGAATGAGTGCGCCGCCGTGGCCGATCTCGAAGCCGTAGTCTCGGGCGGGTTTATTCACGACCTTGGGCACTTCGATCTTGATAGGGCAGTTGACCGCGAACTCACCAAAGCTGTCGGACGCGTGCGAGGCTTCATCGTGGATCGGCGTCGTGTAGGTTCCGAGCGCATCGTTGAACTTGCGGCGGAACCGGCGAAGGCGCTTTAAACCTGCCTGAACGCGCGGCGTATTGTGGAACCTCGTGATTGGCAGCATCGAACGCACTGCCGGAATGCGGTTGTCGTTGCGGTCTGGCACGCCCTTAGCCAAGGGCTTCAAGCCGAGCGCATCCAAGATTTGGTGCCTATGTCGCCCGCCCGCGCCTTGCTCACGAACGCGAACGTCGTGTGGAAGGAAGTGCTTTTCATAGCGGAACGGTTCTGTTCGCCCTAGGCGCTCCATAGCCATTGGCTGTGACCAGCCGTCAAACTTATGCTCTAGCGGCGGCGGGATAAACTGCTCAGGCAGTGCATACCCAACCACATCATCAAAGCCGTCGCCGTTGGTTTCGTAGTAGTCGATGACGTTTACGTAGGTGCCGTCGTGCTGGAAGAACCAAACCGTCGTGTAGTCCGATATTCCTAAGTCCCAACTCGTAAAGACCTTGCGGCGCGGATCGTGCGGGAAGTGACCTATTCGGCCTTCCTTCTCCGCTTGGGCTAACAATCGAGCGTAGTAAGCGCCCTCAGAAACGATCTCATAGCCGCCGTTCCATACGTGTTCGGCCATCTCGGGATCAGCGGAAAAGTCGCGATCCATTTCGTCTTTGAGAACGCCAGGGAACCAAGGGTTATCGCGCCAATTGATTTCGACGCAAACCGCATCCTTGGGCTTGTTCGCGCCTCGGAAGAACTCGTCTACCGGGTCCGTATCCCAACGAGGGTTCCAACTGCACCAAATCTCGGATTCAGGCTTTCTGATCGTTGGGCGAAGTAACCGCCAACTGCGGGCCGATATGCTTTGCGCTTCCTCAACCCACGCAACGTCGAACCCTTCAAGCGACTTGATGTTGTCCGCGTTATAATCCTGCATCCCTCGAAAGACCATCAGACCGCCGCGTGGGCCTCTGACTTCATCGCGAAGAACCTCAAACTTGGATTGAAGCCCTAGCTTGGCGATCTTACTTTCAACGAGCTGCTTAACCGAATCCTTAATGGAGTTCTGGACTTCGCGGATGCAAACAACGCGCTTGCCTTCGAAGGTCTTGAGAACGGCCTGCTCACCAAAGAAGTGAGACTTAGCCCCGCCTCGTCCACCATGTGCGCCCTTATAGCGAGCCGGGTACAAAAGCGGCTCTAACTTTTCGGGGACATCAACCCTGAGAACGGACAACGCGGTATTCTATGACGTTGTGCGTCTCGACTGGATTGTCGGGATCGCCTGCGACTGTCAACGGAAGCACGCGGCCAATCAATGAGCAAAACGCCCTCATGTCTTCTTTGGCTACTTGGCGTAGGTACTTTACGCCGCCTTCGTTTGCGAGAGCCTGAAGGATCATATCCTTGAGTTCGCCGGTCGTTTTGTTGGGCGTGCCCTTCTGACGGCCACCACGGCGTTCGCCCTTCTTAGCGCCGCCTCGTGTGCGTTTTTGGCTGTTTTCCTCTACTTTAGCCATTGGTGCGGCTTGGGCAGTCATGCGCTCACCAGCTTGCCAAGAACTGGGGAAGAGACAGTGCCAATAGTCCATTGCGGGACTATTTCTTTCAGCGTGTCGAACAGGGACTTGCTTGATCCCCACGCCTTAGTCTTGGTGTCCTCAGACAGAACGCATGTCTTTACGTTACCCATAGCCATTAGCTGTTCAGCTACCTGCTTGACGGTAAGCGCCTGAAACGTGAAGCCTTTCGCATTTGTTGCTTTACCGCCTTCATAAGACCAGATCGCTCCAGTCACGACGTCGGCGCATCCCAAATCCATGGCAACGTGAATATCCGTCACTGGCGTTTGTCCTTCCAGAGCATCCGGCTTGCCGGTGAGGTCTGATTGATGGAATATTATTTCAGAGTGTGGGGTGCCAAGCCGTTATTTTTGGCACTTGGTGGAATGGTTTTCTACCGTTCGTGCGGTAGCGGCTTGTAATACGACGCCGAGCTGATGTCTTTTGCTGCGATCTTGCCGTCTGCCGTGGTGATGAACCTATTAGAAGTTTTTTCGATGAACTTCGTGATGATGACCTTACCAGACGTGAGCACCACTCTGATTTTGGAGCCTCCATGGAATGATGTGTGTGGCGCACTCTTCATGGGAGCACTGCATATATAAATGCTGAAACGCCAATGGAAAAGAACGTGGCCATGGCAAGCACTAGCACCCCATAACTTGTCATAAAACCTGCGAACCACGCCATGCCTAATGCAACTGGATCAAACATTTTTACTTCCCTAACTTCGCGATCTTAGCCCAATCTGTCGGGATGCGATCTGCTTTGACACGAAGCAGCGTTTCGGCTGCGAAGTTGATCAAGTCGCTACTGGCATCTGGTGGCAAGACGGCGTGAACCTTGACGCCTGTTGGCTTGGTGACGATGAGAACTGTGCCATTGGCTGTCTTAGTCAGTTGCGGCGGAACCAGCGCGACGTGCGGTGCGGCTTGGTGCTTTGCCACTGGCACCACTGGCGGCTTTTTCGATGACTTGCGCTCTACAGCTTCAACGATGTCTGCAACCATTTCCTCAGCAAGAGTTGAGGTCTTGCGATAGATTGCTGTGCCGGTTTCAGTCACGCCGATCTGGACGTATGTGGGCTGGCCTTTCACGCGGGATCACTTTCCACACTCAACATCAACCGCGCTAATCGTTTTTTACTAAGTTTGCAAACCATGAACTCGTCAGAGTTTGACCACCATTCTATCACTGGTGGTGCCACATTGAATTTCTTGTCGCGCCTAGCCATCTGTACAAGGCAGTGCACTCTATACTGTGAAATCCCAATTGACCGCGAAATATCAGCCTGCGACGCGCCATCATCTACGGCACGAAGAATAGAACAACGGCGCTCCCATGCTTTTTGCTTGCTCGCAATGTGATGCGGAATGACATCATCCCAGGTCAAGGTCCGCTTTCTCCAGCGTCGTATTCGGTCGTCCATTTGTAGAGTTTCTGAGCGTACTCTACCAGATTTTCGGCTGAAATAGTCTGGCCTTTGTTCATTTCAACAGCGAGTTTGAGCACTTCGAGGCTGGTGTTGTTGAGGCCGTGCCAGTTGTCGCGTTCAACCTTTTTGATTGCAGCCGGGGCAGGAATAAACGAGCCACCGGCTGGGTTAGGCGCTGGCATGCTCATGCGGCTTTAAACCCTCTCAGGCTTTCGATGGCGTTGCGAAGCTTTGGATCGTCTAGAGCAGCAACGGCCCGAGCGGCAAATCCGTTATCGGTTTTGACGACTTCGCGCGTGTGGATGTGCTGTGGCGCTGGCAGCTTTGGAAGGCTTGGGCTTGCTGGGGTGTAGTCGTAAGCGCTTGAGCGCTCTTTGATGCGGTTACGGCCAGCAACAAAGAACCCAACAGGTGCCATGATCATGAAGGCGAGCGAGCCAGCGCCAGCGATGAAAATGTTGACGAAGCTGAATGTCACTTTGTCAGGATCAATCGACTTCTCAGGCGTTGCGCCGCTCATGGCGAGGAACAGTTGAGCGGCGACGTTGGTTTGGTTGACGACTGCCGATGACTTGTATTCGACGGCGGCAGAAGCGTTGCGGCTGTTGGCGAGCGCTTCCAGCGTGGCGTTGTACTGTTTTTGGTTTTCGGCAATCTTCACAGCCGTTGCGCGAAGCGATTGAAGGTGTGCGAGTTCGTTGGTGCGTGCCTCACACTTGGCTTTGCAGCCGTTGCGCTTGGACTCATTGGCAACCTCAAGCTGTTTAGCGGCGATTGGACCATCAAGCGTCTCAGGCGAAGCTGGCGCGACAGTCATGGACCAACCATCGGGGCCAACCTTTGCACCAATCAACTTGTCCATGTCAGCGTCGAGGCGCTTCGTGTTGGCCTCCAAGAGCTTGATCTTGTCCTTGAGTTCAACAACGGTGCTGCGACCGTCGTCGTACTTGGCGTTCTGCACCGATGCTTGCTGGACGTCACCGACGCGAATGCTGGAACCATAGCCAAGGTGCGAGTAGAGCGCGACAAGTCCAAGCGGAATGCAGAGGCCAGCCAAAACGATGCCACTGGCAAAGCGACGGTTTTCAACTTCGCTGTACACTGCATCGGGCAGGAGCGCGAAGAATACGGCAACCAGCGCGAAGCCGACGCCGTAAAGCCAGGTCAGAGTGACGCCGTACTTGTAGCTGATGGCAGCGTCAACGATGAGAGCGAACGCACCAAGGGCAAGCCAAAACTTGCCGGTGGTCGTGTAGCCGTCCATGAATTTTGAAAGGAAAGATCGCATGGTGTCCTCCGATGGTCAGGATCAGGGACGCGGAACTGGTTAGATGACGAGTAGAGCGATGGCGACAAGGGCCAATTCGGTGACACTCGTTGCCATGCGGATCGCGATAAATGGCTTAAGCAGAGCGCACGCGGCGAAGAAAATACCGACGATACCAGCAATAGGACGAATGTAGCCGCGCGCCTTGTTGAGTTCGGTCATGCGTTCCTGCTGTTTTGTTCAGCGATGCGCCCTAAATCGGCCATGTGTTGGGGCTAATGATTTGGGCAGTGAGTTTAAAACCGCTGGTTGGTTGCAGTGTGTGTTGGCCGCGAACAGTCAGGTGTTCGGGCGCGTGTGCGAAAAACCAGCGGAGTTCGTGTGTATGTTCGCGTATGTAAAACGGCCCTGCTCTGTCGCAGTTTCGCGTGCTAGAGCGGGGCCGTAATTCTTAGCCTACATTAGCAAAATCGCCGTGCAATTTCGTAGCTGCTTGCACATACGCATCGTGCGCATCGGCCTTAGACTTAAACGTTCCAAGCCAAACACATTTTCCGCCAGATGTAATAGTGGCAAACCAAACTGATGGCTTAGACTTCTTTTGCCAAACACCTTTAAGCCCGGAAGTGTTCGACCTGTTCTTGCCCCTGTTCCGCATATTTTGCGAAAACGAAGCTGGCCTAAGATTATTCAGAGCGTTGTTTTGCTTGTTGCCATCGATATGATCGATGCTCTGCTCGGGCCAGACGCCGCTGTGCAGAAGCCACGCGATTACGTGAGCGCAGTATAAGACGCCTCTAAACCTGACTACGAAATATCCACCGGTCTCCACTGTTTGGACGACGTGTCCAACGCGTATCGTCCCGCGCTGTTTTATCCAAGTCAGATTACCAGATATAGGATCATAGCTAAGATATGAGCCAATGTCATCGGCGCTTGGCCTCAAGTTATCCACCTATGTATTTGAGGCACACGCCTCCATCGTGCTGAAAACATCGGATCACAGGCTACTTTTGCCTCACCGTCAGCCGGGTTCGTCGGGTCTACTGGACCGCACAACGATACACCTTTCAAGCACTCTGCCTGATTTGCGGGGCAATTTCAACCCGTTGCAGATACCGATCCTGAATTTCCACAACGCGCATTGAGGCGAGCACCTCGATCAGCATCTTTGCGCCGGTCTTGGTCTTGGAAATCACCGTCGATTGCTGGCCTGCGAATGCGTGTTCCGAGGCAATCCGAGCAACGTCACCGATCTTGAGCGGCGCAATCTCCAAATTTGACCGCACGCGGCGTCCTGAGATTTCGTTGAGGTATTCCATGCACTGGGGCGGGAGCGGGCTGGGAGGGCCGTATTTGCCATCATAGCGTAGCACGTTGGAGACGAGGCGTCGAGGTGCGCGGCTCATCTGGTAGAGCAGTTGCCCAATGTCGTCCTGATGTTCGGCCTGGACGATGGTGTAACCCCTAAAAAGCGGCATTTTGCGGAATTTTGGCTCAGGGACGGCATTCAGCTTGCGGCTGAATTGCGCGCGCAATTCCTTTTCCTCGAAAGGGACAACAGCCGAATAGCCACGCTCACGGATGGCGCTTTCAGCTTTGAATTCAAGCTGGGGTGTCGCGACAAGCACGAACCAGGGGGCGGTATTCATCGGCGTGTCCTTTCTTGGTGGGGTGGGCACGCTTTACGGGACTGCGTTAGTCATCAGTTTGTGTTTAGTCGCTTCAAGCAGAAATAGCGCCTCTCTGGTTTCGCAGTTACTATCCATGAACATGTCACCATCTGGCTTCCATCCAATCACAATAAGGGTGGTCAGCTTTTTTGATGATGAATTAGCAAGAACCGAACTAGCGGTTTCAGCGCTGGCGAGTTTTTCTACGTTGGTCATTGCTTTGCCCTTGCTGCTTCGAGTTCGGCTTTCATTTTCGCCATTTTCGCCCGCTCGTTGGCCTTGTGGCGATTCGATCCGTGCGGCATTTCACTTTGAAGGCACGGCTCATCGGCAACGTAATCCCAAACGTGAACCACGGTTTTCCCATCAGCGCCGGTCGCCTTGATCGATCCGAACTGTTTGCAAATTCTGCGTAGTCCGCTCATTTTGAGCCTCTTGCTGCTTCGATCAGAACTTTCACCGTATCGGCCCGGATCGTGATGAACTGCGTATGCCCCGCTGCAATGATGTTATCTATGCGGGCTTGGGCGTCGGCTATCGCGGCGGATGTTTTGGTGGGCATCATGCGGCCTCCTTCACGCCAGCAAATCGGCCATGTGACCGGCACCAGCAGCCGGTTCCCAGCACGAACAGCCGCTAACGTCTCCAATGACGTGCTTTAGCAGCGCCCGAGTCGCCCATGGTGGGGTTGGAAAGAAGTCGAGGCTATCGACGGCTTCTCTCCTATCAGCCATCACGGCAAGCCCGCCGCTTGGTTTTAAAACGCTCATCAATCCATCCCCCAAAGAGCAGCAAGGCAGGCGAGAATTGCTGCAAAGCTGAGTATATGAAGGTTCATTAGTTCGGTCTCCGGTAAAGTTTTCTAAACTCAGCAAGCCCTTCAAGCTGCGTGACGAAGTCAGCGACTTTTCCATTGTTGACGCTGGCGACAAGCATACAAAGCGCGTCGTTCACCAGCACCATATCGACCTTGCCATCCGGCCTTATGTGCGGTTCGATCTCCTTCGTCAGAAATTCATGCATCCGCTCATAAATCCCATGCGAGGCGATCCCACGTTTGGTGCGAAATTCAATTTCGGCCTCAGTTAAAACTCTGTGCGTCATGTTCTAGGCTTCCCATACTTAGACTTTGACGCCCGCTTCTTTTTTGCGAGCTTTTGCGTAAAACTCAGGCCGTATCCCTTGATCTTTTCGAGAACAACGCGACCGTCCTTAGTGTCCTTGGCTCTGAATCCGCCCTTGATCTGGATACCGCTGTGCTTCACGCTGCGATCTCTACTCGTTTTGAATTGGCCGCGAATACGGCATAAGCAAAGCCAAGGGGCGTCGCGCTCCTTAGGTCAGCACGATCATCAGATGGCGGTAGCTTGTGCATCATCGAACCTAGCGTTGGGACGCCAGGCTTGCGGTCAGGCATTACAAAGCCGTTGCCGGTCCAAAGGCATGTTTTCTTGGTGTACTCGTCGGCTGTTGGGTCTGGCGCATAGCCGGAATAATGAACTGGATGAAACGTGTGGTCAGGATTGCGCCAGTAGGTCGCCAGCGTGCCAACAGGGTTTTCAATCATGTAAGGCGCTTTTGACTTTTCGCAGGCGTCTCGCACGGCTTCCACGATCTGCAACGCCTCGATAACTTTTCCAAGCCCTTTGCCCTTGAACCAGCGAGCGCCTGACGATGCCAGGTGAGTGCATGGCGGGAAGCCAAACACCACTACCGGATTAACTAGGTTCCATTCTTTCAAATCCAGCTTCGTCACGTCAGCGACGAAGTGCGTCCTGTTCCTGTGTGGGTTTTCCTGCGGCTGCAAATCGACCGTTACGGCATAGTATCCAGCCTCAATCCACGGGCGGACCATGGTGCCGGTGCGGTCGCAAAGCGAAAGTACGTAGCTCACTCTCCCCCTCCCGTCATCTGCGCTTCTAGGTTCTTGGCTATGGCTTTCATGATTTCGCGCTCATAATGGGCCTCGTCGCCACGAAAGCCCTTAGGCGGGCGGATCATCGTTTTTTCAAATTTGGCGATCAGGCTGCGCATGAATTGCGCCTGCGTTCCAATGGATATTAGGCTAGCCATGAACCGATCCCATCCCAATTCTTGTCCATGACGATACCCAGCCGATTAACATTGCCTTCGTCGTCGTGGCCACACGCTTGGTAAACTCTGTCGAGTCCCTGCAACCCATGAAGCGCGTAAATCACTTCGCCTATCGTGCGGACCTTTTGACGGGCGGCATCACTTGAGCTTTTGCCACCTAATTCGCCAACATCTACAGCATTCAAACAGTATGCCAGAGCTTGTACATCTTCCTTAGAAATCATTGCGCTGACTCCACATGTTTCTGATCTTGCTGCTTTTTCCATTCTCCTTTTGCTTGGCCTGCGGTGTCGTATTTATCGGCCAAATGCAGATCTTTAATCAGGCTGTCAGGAACTAGGCATTTTGGATGCCCTGGCCACGGACCAAGGTGCTCAATCGGCCACTTTCCGTTGGCGAATTTATCAATCCCAGCCCTCCACCGATCAATGGTCATGCTGGCGACCTTGGCCTTGTCCTTCCACCAATAATCGTTGGATTTGGCGCTCGCTTCCGTCGCAACTCCAACGTTTTCCCAGCGGCGTTGGCTCAGGAACGTTGCAGCGTGGCATGCAGGGCGATCCGGCTTGGCTCGCAAGATTGCGCAATAGGCTGGCACAGCACCAGCCGCCGCCGTCCGCTCGCAATCGGTCATCTTCGCCCAAAACTTCCAGGCAACCGATTTAGAACTCGCTGCCGGTGACGGGTACGACTTCCAAAAGTTCTCAAATGCTTCCGAATAGTCCAGCTTTGAGCGAACATTTCTCGTGGCAGCCAATTCCCCCACTTGGGGGTTAGGGGGTTCTTTCTTTTCTGTATCTGTATCTGTATTCTGGGGGCGTTTCAGTAACGTTACACGCCCAGGCCACGCTAAATATTCCTCTCTGGTCATGTGCCGCTTGTCGGAATTACAGACCCGGCAAGCGACCTGCAAATTGTCCGCTAAATTAGTACCGCCACGGCGCGTTGGGATAATGTGATCAAGCGTTAAATCATCGGTTGAATCGCAATAAACACAGGCGTTATCGCATGTTTCAAAGACTTCCCGACGAACGTCTTTATGAATGTGGTCAATAGCGGTGAGGCCCATCTCCTTACGCTTGCTGCGGTGCTTGGCAACACGGGCTGCACCGCTCGTGTCGGTGATGTACTGCCGGGCGTTCCAAGCAGTAGGTTTATTGTCCTCATCAATGAGATTTTTAGCGAACAATACAGCCTTAGTTTTTGCCCACTCGTCATCAGTAATTCGGAGTTGAAACGCAACGGTAACGTCCTGTAACGTTACATCACCGTTACTGCAACGCATGCACAACAGCATGATGTAACGACGCTGAAACGTTTCAGGTAACATCTGAACTTTTGGATCAGTCAGAAATTCGGAGTACATCCGAAACCACGCATTCGATTTCATTGGTGCCTCCTAACTGACGGGTGTGGTGCTTTTGTAAGGTCTGAGAAACGGGTCAGATTAGCGTCAAATGCCATTTGGACAGGACCACATGCACCATGACGTTGCTTGGCAATGATGATTTCAGCCTTGCCAGCCGCTTCACCCTTCTTGGTGTGCCATGCATTCCACTCTGTAGACCCAGCATCGCTAGGTTCTGAGCGATCCAGATAGTATTCATCGCGGTACACAAAGAGCGCGATATCTGCGTCTTGCTCGATTGATCCGCTGTCTCTCAGGTCTGCCAACTGTGGGCGCTTATCTGTGCGCTCCTCGCATTTGCGGGATAGCTGGGAGAGCGCGATAATTGGGATTTCCAGATCTTTCGCCAGCGCCTTGAGGCCTGTAGTGATTTCAGTCACGTCAGATACGCGGTTGCTTGAGTTACCGGCCATCAATTGCAGGTAGTCGATAAACAGCACTTCTATCCCGCGCTGGCGCTTAATGCGCCGTGCCCTAGCTGTCATTCTGCCGATGTTAAGACCACCAGCGTCATCGACCCACAGCGGGGCTTGGCGGATTTCGTTTTGAGCGGCCTTAAGTTTGCGGAAGTCGTCGTCTGTGAGGTCCTTGCCTTCACGCATGGCGCTTGTTGAAATTCCAGACCGTTCGGCAACCAAGCGAAAGCCGAGCTCCGTCGATGACATTTCAAGGCTATCGAACTGAACCTTGATGCCTGATCGCGCCATCTGCCACGCCATGTTGAGGCATAGCGCCGTCTTGCCCATAGACGGTCGGCCTGCTAGGATAATCAGGTTGCCGGGGGCAAGGGGGCCTAGCTTGCGATCAAGATCTAGAAAGCCCGTTTTAATGCCCTTGGGGCCTTTGTTCATGTATGCGTCGTTCACTTCAATCAGCACATCAGACACAATGTCTGCGATGTGCTTCGATCCGCGCCCGTAGGTGTCGCTTTCGGCCAAGCCGTAGAGCGCCGTTTCGACTTGGGAGATAATCTCAGGAACCTTGGTGTCTTTCGGGTCTTGTGCCGTTGCGGCCAGCTCTTGCCCCAATACGATCAACTCGCGCCGCGTGTAGAGGGTGCGGAGTTCTTCGGCGTAGTCGGCAACATAGGCCAAGCTCACGGCGTGCGACGCCAGCAACCCGAGATATTGCGGGACCGTCATCGCATCGCTGATCGGCTCCTCATTTTCAAACGATGACATGAGCGTGACAGGGGTGACTACGCGACCGCCTTGGTACGCTTGCCGAGCGGCTTCAAAGATGCGCCCGTGCAATGGGTGGTAAAAATGGGCTGGATGCAACTCGCCTACTTTGTCGAGTGAGCCGTTCCAAACCATGATTGAGCCAAGCAAAGCCCGCTCGGCTTCGAGGCTGTTCGGGACAGGCCGCGTAATTGGTGACGATCCGTCCATCACTTCACCTCGTCAAACGACAAGGCGATGTCCATGAGGGTGTTTGCAGCGCGGCGGAGTTTGACCTGCGTTTCCTTAACGGTCAGGCCGTGCATGTCGACCGCACTTATCCCAAGTGCGATTGCTGAAATCCGCATTGACAAGCTTGCGGTTGGGGCAAACGTCTTGATTTGGTCGTGTTTTGACGGTATATTTTGCATCGTCAACGCTCCGAATTGAACGCCGCCGCGTTCGGTTCAAACAATTGAGAAACCCGCCGGTGCCCCCCGTGCGGGTTTTTCGCTTTTTAGCGGTAACGGCCAAGATGAACGGGCAACGCCGTATCTTCTGCGATCTTCGCCACGACTGTTTCAAACGCCGCCGCTTCGATCAGGTCAGAACGATCCATCTTCAATTGGAACTTCACAGCGCCGCTGCCGACTTTGTAACGGACCCAAACCGGAACCGCGTAAAGCTGGTCGCGGAAGTAAACGGGAATCCCGAGCGTAAGCTTTTCAGGAAGACTTCCGCTTGATCCGGTTTGTTCGGTACGGTCCTCGTAGCCAAGCTTCACGTCACCGTTGGGCTGATAGGTGACGCTATCGAACGAGACTTTGCGATTGGCCTTGAAGGTCCGCACCACGTCCAGCAATTGTGCTGCTGCTGGTTCGGAAATATCGGCGCGGTTCTCTTCGATAAACTCAGCAAATTCGGCTTGTTCCATCGGCTTTGCGCAGGCCGCGTGCCACAGCTCCCATTGGTCAGAGAAGCGCGGGTTGTAGACAGCCACATGCTTGACCGGAGAAGGCTTACCGGTGTCGTGGTAGTCGATAGCTGCGGTGACATGCGAAACGCCGCCACCTGCCAAAAAAGAGGGCTCTGCAAATAACCTGCTGCCGCCATCCTTGAACTTGTTGACGTACCCCGTGAGGCTCGCAACGTCGTGGACGATGACGACTTGCCCGATGCGCGAAAGATTGCGTTCAAGAGGCTCCACAGTTTCGGTTCGATAGCCCCCTGGAACAAGGAAGGTCTTGCGCCCGTCAGCTTGCTCAAATGGCTGCAATCCAGCGGCTGCAACACCCTTAGCAAAAATCGTATCAATCACGGTTTGGTCGATCATTTGAAAAATCCTTATTAGCCGACTGTCTTGATGGGTTCATTCGCAGCGCCTTTGACCTCTCGGAGAGGCAAACGCGGCTGATTGGGGTCGTCCCGCATCAGCGTTCCATCAGGCGCCACAAAAAATGTTGTGGATGGGCGGTCATGTTCTGGTTCCACGGCTTTGTAATCCGCGTGGGCTTCAATTGATCCACGGCCAGTCGGGACAAGCTCTATCGTAAGCGTGAGCTTACCCTTTTTGCGGGTCTCGCGAACGGCGTGCGTGACGTTGCGAAGAGCCTCCGTCAAATCACGTAGGATTTGGCCTCCCTCGATTTCACCGAGCGTATCGGTGAAGGGTTTGCCGTTGATTTGTGTCATGTGCTAAAGTTTCCTTGTTCGATGCTTTCTAGTGTTTCGCCAGCCCCACCGTTCCTAGCGGTGGGGTTTTTCGTTTCAGTCCTTAGTGATCGTGAGATTTCGCCCGTCCAGTCCTGCGGGCGCTTTGCAGAGGGAATGACTGGACGGGCGATCCGCGTACTCCGGGAGAGGGGCTTGCGGAATCCGGTATTCATCGAATGGCAGATCGAACGCACAAATCGGCGTGAATGGCTGATTGACCCGTCCTGCTTTGGAGAGGCTGGCGAGCACGGTTTCGCGGTGCATGATTGGGTTATGCCTGGACATAGACCAGCTCCTTGCGTTTGGCTGCGCGCGGCTTGATTTCGGGTGCCTGATAGGCGCGGGCGCAATGGCTGGGGCAATAGGGCAGACCAGGAACTTGGGCCTCACCGCACGCCATCGCGCCGTCACGAGGATCGTTGCATATCCATTTGCAGGCACCGGCTTGAAGGTCGGAAAAGCGAACACGACCAACGTCGGTCGCAACAGGTAAAGGAAGCGGATCAACGCAAATCGTTTTGGTCGCCGATTTGCTGATGTACTGGATGCTGGCAAATCCAGCCTTAGGGCGCTGGATGATCGTTGCTTTTTCGATGTTGGCGCGACGGCGCGAAAACTTCTGACGTTGCGTTGTGCTGCGCTGCTGTAACCCAAGCCGAGTGATTTTGCCGATGACAGCGTTGCGGGTGACGCCCCCCAATTGACGCGCAATGATTGCGCACGACTTGCCATCAGCCCACAGCTTCTTGAGGAGTTCAACCCGTTCATCATTCCAGCAATGCGAATTAGTGAGCATGGCCGAAGTGCCCCCGTTCGCAACGGGTAAGGAGATCATCGAGTTCTTCGTCGGTGACGGGCTCAAACTGAGTTCCGTCCCATTTTCGGTCCGTGCTGGCGTCGGCATCTGGTTGCATCCGATCTGATGGTGGCCACAAGAGTTTAGGCAGCATGGGTTGATCCCTGAGATTGAGGGTTGAACACACGCAACAAAAACGGGGACGCTGTTACTAAAGGTTCAGGCCGTATCCTTTAATAATGATGGGCGTTATTAAAGGTTGGCGTTAGTCGTCGCCAGGCTTAGTGACGATCTCAGTTGCAGTGTCATCGCCGTCGAAAAGAGCATCAGCGAGCCACTTGACGGCAAGAATAGTCACGCAAATGAGGATGACGCTGGACCAGTCGAGTAGGTGGATCATGCAGCGGCCCCCGCTAAAGGCCGCTGCTTAGGGCGGTCCGCCATCCCCAAGGCATGAAGATCCAGCGTAATTCCGCGCTTCTTGGCCTCAAGGTAAACCTGAAGGTGGTAACCGCGAGGAATACATTCATCCCTCAGCATGTTGCTAACCGCGCCGGGCACGATCTCTAAAAATTCAGCAAACCGGCACGTGCCGCCGAATGCCTTCACAAGTTCAGGGATTGTGGTAATGGTGTTCATGCACGGATTATATTCATGGTGCATGAAAGAAGTCAAGTTGGCCTGGTCTATTTCTTCTCCGTCCGGCTGTGGATTATCTTCATCCCCATGGAAAACAGTGATGAATTCGACCGGACTAAAGCTGGCGTCGGTAGACGCCTCGCGCTCGTGCGAGCTGCCGTTGGGCTTGATCAGCGAGAATTTGCGGCGCGGGCGGGCATAGCGTCGTCTACGTATAACCAGTATGAGACCGGCAAAAACATGCCGGACTTGAAGTTTGCTCACGCTCTCTGTGATGCCCATCGTTTGTCCCTCGATTATATCTATCGAGGCGACCAATCCGCCTTACGTCGTGAAATATATGCCGCCATACATGCTGTGCGACAACTACGCAAAACCAACTAATCCCCCACTCTCTTATTAGTGCGTTCTAATTTCGTTCGCTGCCATGCGGTGCGTCAACGAAAAAATGTGTGCGTACCATACG